CTTCTCAGCGGCAGCCTTCTCTGCGGCAGCCTTCTCAGCAGCAGCCTTCTCAGCAGCAGCCTTCTCTGCAGCGGCCTTTTGAGCAGCGGCCTTCTCAGCAGCGGCCTTCTCAGCGGCAGCCTTCTCTGCGGCAGCCTTCTCTGCGGCAGCCTTCTCAGCAGCAGCCTTCTCTGCGGCAGCCTTCTCTGCGGCAGCCTTCTCAGCAGCAGCCTTCTCAGCAGCAGCCTTCTCATCAGCAGCCTTATCGGTAGTAGGTTCAAAAACAGTTGTTGGTGCAAGTGGTGTACGACTACGTCTTCCACGTGAAAACATTGAGAAAAAGTCCATAATATACTATACTATATAATAAGAACTTTTTCTAAACACTTTCTTAATCATTATACTTTATTTTCAGGATGAAATATATTGTATATATTTCCAGTAAATAAAGCAAGTTCAATACAATCTTCATGTATCATATTAAATATTGTTATGTATTTGCAGAGTATAATAGTAATTTTATACTTAATATCATCATTAATATTATCAGTTAATTTAATATACGAGAATAAATAATCATAAATATCAATAACGGAGTACCCATAATCATAAATGTTATACATTAATCTAATAGCTCCATGTAAATCATCATTTTGAAGCATAGATATGTAATTTTCAAATTTTGTAAAGGATATTATAGATGATATTTTAATACATAAGTCTTTTGTAATAGGTTTGTTGTATATGTATAGTTTTTCTAATATTGATACCATACGTCTTATAGACATATTAGAAATAGTTAGTATATAATCTTTTGTTTCTTCGTCAATTGTAATATTTTCATTTGTAATAATTTTATTCATTAATAATTTAATTTGAATATTATTGGGAGAAGGAATTTGTATAATATGTAATCGTGACTGAATACTTTCAACCACTTTTTGTACATTATTACAAACACAAATAAATTGTATATTATTCCTATATTTATCAATATAATTACGAAAAACTTGTTGACTTTGTTCGTTAATAGTATCAATGTCATCAATTAATACTAATTTTTTTTTCCCATAAATAGATGACATTGATTGACAAAAGGTTTTCATATCATTACGAAAATATTGAATACCTTGTTCTTTCAAATTATTTACAAATAGTATATTATTTTCAGGCAAAGAAGCATCGGGGGATAAGTCATAATACTCTCGTATTAATGTATTTAGAAGTGAGGTTTTACCAGCATTACTATTACCAATAAATAAAATATTAATATCATCAACAGCAATTAAAGTATTAACAGCTCGTTTAAATGTATCATTTGTATAAAAATCAGTTAATCTATATGGTCGGTATTTTTTTATAAATGTGGAATTATCACTCATTGCTATTTATTAGGTATTAAATGTTAATTTCTATATAACATTTAATAGAAATAATATATAAAACAAATATATTCTATTATAATAATATGTCATATTACGAAATTTTGGGTGTTAATAACGATTCAAGTGATACAGAAATAAAAAAAGCATATCGTGCATTGTCTTTAAAATATCATCCAGATAGAAATCCAAGCGAAGAAGCAACAAAAAAGTTCCAAGAAATAAATGAAGCATATCAAACATTGGGTGATGTAAATTTACGAAAAAAATATGATACAAAAGATGCGATGGGAGAAAATTTAAACTTTAATAATGCAGACCAGTTTAATGATATCAATAATATTTTTAATATGATGTTTAATGGAATGGGTGGATTACATGGAGCTCATGGAATGCAAAGAGCCAATATTTTCCATAATGGTCAGCCAAATGCATTTCATACACAATTTCATTTTGGAAACCGCGTAGAAACGATAAAACAAACAGTTCAATTAACTTTGGAACAATGTTTTTTAGGTTGTGTATATCCTATTAATATAAATCGTATGGTGAATGAAAATAATCAGCAGCATCGTGAGACTGAACAAATGTATATTAATATCCCACATGGTATAAATGAAGGAGAAACAATAGTAATACAAGAAAAGGGTAATATAGTAAATTCAAAAAAAGGCGATATTCACATAATAATAACAATCGCAAAACATGAACACTTTAAACGCGATGGACTTGATTTAATATATAATAAAACAATCCCATTGAAAGAAGCATTATGTGGGTTTCATATAGAAATTTTACATTTAAATGGAAAAAAATTTGCAATAAACAATTCAACAAATCCATCAGTTATACAACCTGAATATAAAAAAGTAGTTCAAACATTAGGTATGAAACGCGGTGATAATGTTGGTAATTTAATAATTATATTCAATATTCGTTTTCCAGATACATTAACAACGGAACAAATAAAAATATTAAAGGAAACGTTACCATAATAAATAATATTACTATACGTTTGTTATGATATTTTTTAACATAAATAATATCATACGATATACAAAATGAAGTATTATGGATATAATTTTACGAAAAGAAATTCTGGTGGTTTAGGGGCAATCATCCACGATGTAATGAACGCAGCTAAGTATGCAGAAGAAAACGATTTAACATTAGGATTTGTAAATGAAGGTTATGAAATCCCGCGATTTAATGGAACATTTAATGATACAGATGTTCCAAATAAAACATGGCATTCGTATTTTACATCTTTTGAAAAGGTTAACCAGACGGATTGTATAGAAGTGTGGCCTACTTATGTAGCTGATTCAAAAACAATAAAATGGGATATTCAACAATATTCATCATTCTTGAGGGATACAGTTTGCACATTTCAACCAGATATATACAATGAAATAGAAGAACTTGTTAGTAAAACTGAATTTAATGCTGACACTGACATTGTACTTCATATTCGTCAAACTCCTTGCAAACTAATAGAAAATCCTGTATTGTTACCACTTGAAAAATATATAGAAGAATGTGAATATGCCTTATCGCAATTAAGTGAAGAACAAAATAGAATATATGTATGTACTGATAATAAAAAAGTGGTTGAAGATATAAAAACACATTTTAATGAAAAAAATGTAGAAGTTGTATGGGATGATAGTGAATCAAGTGAACCATTGCAAACCATGAGATGGAAAAGCCAATTGACAAAAAGTGTAGCACAGGCTGAAACCATGGTTGCATTTAAGAATATATTTATAATGAAACATGCAAAATATCTAATTGGCGGTAGAATGTCATACTTTTTTCGCATAGCCGAATTACTCGGTTACCCAAACACATGTGTTAATATACAAGATAACGATAAATTTGGTATAGCTCCCTATTCATCTGTTGATTATATGATTCGTCCGTATTTAAAAAATACAATACCTAATTTTGTAAATAAGGATATGATAACTAATGAAAATATTATAAAATATAACAAAATATATACTGAAGAGAACATTGTGACAATCCCTGATTTTATTTCATATGAAGTTCTCGGTAGTGTTAAAAAAGATATAGAGAATTATAAATGGTGGTCATATGCAACTATACCAACAAATAATAAATGGACGGTACAATATTCTCAAGGAATAACCAACCAAACAATAGCAGGATGTGAACAAGCGTATGTGAACAAGTTATTTTCATATAGATTCCAAAGGTGTTTGGGAAAACATTATGACACTTGTGTATGTGTTTCATGTAAATTAAATGCAACTGTTAAAAGTTTCCCGTTTACAGATATACTTTGTAAAATTGTAGGATGTAGAAATTTGAAACCCAGAGAAATATTTCTCAGTAATTATGGAAAAGATGATTTTTTATCATTACATCATGATATAAATAAAGGTGATATCGCGGTTACTATATCATTTACATATGACTGGGATCCAAACTTTGGAGGAATATTACATTTTTGTGATGATAAAAAAAATATATACAAAAGTGTTGTACCAAAACTTGGTAATATCAATATATTTAAATTAGACCCAGACCATGGGATAGATCACTTTGTATCACGCGTGAATGTAGATAGAAATAGATATACATTAGTTGCATGGTATCAGTATATAGATTAATGGTATAACATGATTTTTATCTATGTTTATTATAATTTATTAAAATTATAATAAAAAATATTTATTCTATTAATAATGTTATCGTCAAAGGTGCAATGATTCATTCGTTTTTACATTTTCCAAAATGTGCACCTGCCCATTTTACCCATTTTTTAGTAGTAAACTTTCGTTTTTTTTTATTTCGTCGTTTACACTTACGAGACAATGAACATACAGATTTATCCTTTGTTTCTGTACATAATTTATCTAAACAATCGTATAAGTGGTGTTTTCGCATTGTTTTACGAAATTGTTTGGTTGTATGGTGTCCATATTTATTTGCCCCATAACCCTTGTAACATATTATTTTTTTATTTTTTCTGGTTGGCATTTATTATATGTAAATATTTTGTTATACAACTAAAGATTTACTTATATCACTTTGAATGTTTTTTATATGATTTTCTTCTGCAACCCAACACCAATCACAGTTGCTTGTACTTAAATTCCACTCCGGAACAATATCATCTACAATTAAATTAAATATTTTCTCAGCTCGTTCTTTATGAAAATCAGAAGTAGCAATGATAACCTTTGATATTGGGTTGTTGGTATTTTGTATCCAGTTATTTAAATTAATAAAATTCTCTACTGTATTTTTGGATTCAGGGTCAATATATATGTTGATATTTGGGTGTAATTTCTGGAATTTTCTTTGCATAATAGAAGATTCACTCTCGGTATTACCATCTTTTGACCCTCCCGATAAATATAGAGTAATTGGATTGGGTGTTGTTTCAATATATGACAATACACTTTGAACGCGTTGATTTTGTAAATAAGGCATTGAACAACCAAGTAATACAATAAGTTCATTATTCCATTGTATATCGGGATTGTATTCAAACAATATAACACTTGGCTTACTATATAACAATATGTAAAATAATATGGTTTTAAACAACACTTGAATAGTCATTCTTACAATAAATTTTAGTTAAGTTAATATGGTTTATCAAATCAAACCATATTATCATCAATTTTTTACACTTTTATATTAGTATATACTATACAATAATATGGAACTAACATTATTTAGTACACTATTATCAAGATTCATTATTGGTGGTATTATATTATCAGGTTCAACATATTTGGCAAATCATTCAAATCCATTATTAGCTGGTATATTAATAACTATTCCGTTAGAATTAGTATCCTTGTTTTTTATAAAAGAAGAAAGATTATATTCATACGCCCGTAGTATATTGATTATGTCAATTGCAACTGTAATACCTGTATTATATTATAATATTATTCATCCATTTAAATTAATGCCATGTAACTTAGAGATTCTGTCAAGTTTTTTTGTATGGATATTTGTAGGTATGTTATTGTTTTTCTATATGCCACATAGTTTATATTTTTATAAAGAATAATTTATTACCTTATAATATATGATTTGTTGGCTAATAATATTAACATTCATTGTTACTGGATTATGGGACGTTATTTTAAGGTTTATGTCTCTTAACTATAATAAATTACCAAAATACTTTCAAATGGATTTTGTAAAGGATTTAATACCCTATTTTAAACATCATACTCTTTTAGCAGCTGCTTTAATTGCAGGATTTGTAGGTGCTACTACACAATTTATTATTTTGTCAATCATGTCATTCCCTAAAAGCATATTTAATTTTGTATATATTTTTAAATTTATGATATTAACTTTTATTATTAGTGCTTTGTACGGGTTTATTATGAAAGGGAGTAAATTATTTCCCTATTTGGAAAGATATTATTATGAACCTCTCGGTGTACTACGTAGTATGTATACTGATGGTTTTTCTGGTTTAATTGTTCAAACCACATTATTAATTTTATTACATATTACTCGTTAATTAACAACAGCAACAAACTCTTTTATACCACGGTACCTTTTCCATATAATATTCTCTATCTTTGGTAATAATATTATATGTATATATTGTCTCTTCTTTACCATTACTTAGCATAGCCTTTTTTTCAAAAATTGTATTATCTTCCATACAATTTTTGGTTTTTAAAATATTTATGATTTCGTATATTTTTTTTGTATCAGCTTTTAAATCATTTCCATAGTATTTTTTTAAATATACCTTATCATATTTTTTTAACATTTTATATAGTATTTATATTTTTATTTTTTCTAACGATTTACATTTTTTTCCAGTTAATAATAATTCTATGTAACTGAACTCGTTACCATACTCTTTTTTCTTATAAAGTATGTATTCTACAATACCGTATACAAAAACACCCACTGCTAAAGTAGCATTTGTCTTTATCATTGTTATCATATTGTCATTTTGATTGGATGAAATTGTATTACGGTTTGTCCAATATAGTCGTTGTGTATTTATTAAATAAATACTAAATAGTAATACGTATAATATCGTACTTGGTATTAATTTCATTTTGGCTGTTAATAAGAAAATAATATATAATCCAGCACCAAATATTAGTGTATCAATTACATTTCCATTTGACCAATCAACATCGGCTTTTTCCTGTTCTTCCATGTTAAATGACCAACCACCCTCTAACATGATAAACAAAAAACAGATTAACCAACCAATAATATGTTTTCCCATCATTCCATTTTGTAAATATACTTGTGTTTGACACGGCAAGACTTGTGTTACATATCCACTTGCTATAATCATTATACAAACAAACAAAAATCCTAATTTGGATGCATACTTATTTATTAATTCACCCGTCATATAAACTATGTAATGAAAAAATTATATCAATATGTGCATTTAAATTTGTACATTTTTTTTATTTAAAATCTGGATTCCATTTTTTATCACCATTACAAATGGTTTGTATATGAACATTATTAATTGTGTTTGAAGTCATCAGTCGGGCGTGTCCAAAATCAATTATCCACACTTTCCCATCAGTATCTTCAATAAAATTATAACCAGTTAAATCAGGATATTCAATCTTATGTAATACCAGATTACGCACGATTTTAACGACTTGGTCAAATATTTCGTTCGGTATATCGTCCGCATTATCTCCATATTTATCTGATAAATTCATCCCATGTACAGTTTCCATAATCATTGTTTTATTTTTTTCATCATAATAAATAATTTTTGGTACATTTACTGTAGTTAATTGGTACGCATATTGTTGCATAAAATGTTCTCTTTCGTTTACATCTTGTTTTACGTAATATGTATTAGGGAGTTGCATAAAGAATTCCATTATGATGTGATATATACATATAATAATGGGGGGCATTTGATTCAATTTTCTACTGTATTTATCACATAAACGTATTAAACCTATTAATATAGATATATTCAAATATATACATATATGCCGTTTATTGTCACTTGTCCTCATTGTGTACAAAGTATAGAAGTATTAGAAGTAAATTGTCGCATATTTAGATGTGGCATTTTAAAAAGTAATTATACACAAATTAACCCGCATTTATCCAAAGTAGAATGTGATAAATTAGTGAACGATGACTTAATATTTGGTTGTGGAAAACCATTTGAATTAATAAGTGATAATGGTGTTTGGAAACCTATACCTTGTGAATATATTTAAGAAAAATATAGTAATATAATATACAATATAATATACAATATGGCTACTCTTGAAAATAAATCAATAAATATTTATGAATCTATTTATGAGTCTATTGATGATATATTAAATGAAACATTTCCGGGTTCAACATTTAAAGAAGATAGATCTTCTTCTGATGAGGGGTCATCTAATAGTGTAACAAAATATGTTGTTACCAGTAATGATACAACCTCTACAAAAAACATTGTTGTTAGACAATCAATGAAATCACTATTGCCAGAAGATATACCCGAAGATGATATACACGCATTTATAAAAGATAATGATGATACCGGTACCAAGAAACGTAAACGTATTGATTTTGAATACATAAAACAATATGTTGAACAAATAATATTAGCAATGGAAACTTATCCAGATATTAATAAAGACTATTCTAATTGGAAAAATGCATCTATTAATAAAATTTCACCAGAATTATTATTTTATGGATTTTTAATCAAAAAACATTCAGAAACATTGTCGTATTCAGTACATACTATTATTATAAGTGAAGCATATGATATGAATTTATTTGATTTTTATGAAAAAAATGAAAAACAGGGTGAACCAGAACATATTGGTTATCAAAATAGAAAACAAAATATAAAATTACAAGAAACTGATATCAATATTGCAAATCAATTAATAGATTTACTTACAAAATTACACACTAAGCTTAAGTTAATATGTTTTGATATTAAACCAGCAAATTTTGTTATTAAAATGAATGAAACGGGGTTTGATGTAAGAATGATAGATTTAGATATGGATTGGTGTCATGATTATTCTCCATTATTAAAAAAAAGAGGCGATATAAAAGAACTAATAAAAGACATAAGTGTTATGATATTAGCGAATCATTTTTATTATTATTTGAAGTGGAATATTTTTCAAAAGTATATAAACGAAAACAAACAAAAATTGGGAGAAGAACGTGCCGCATTATTTGAATTATTCTGTAATAGTATACAAACAGAATTATCAAGAGATTACCAATTTATTAATAAGCATTATTTATACAGTGAGATTTTGAAACGAACTGGTAGTGATGGACGTCAGTTACAACCACCAAATTGTGAAACATTATTTGATATCATGTTTACTTATATGCACGAACTAAACCCACCACAACGAAGTATATCGCAGTGGATGTTTCCACTCTTCAGAATACCTGGAGGAAAATCCAAAAAGAAAAAAAGAATTTCAAAACAGAATAAAAAGAAAAGGAGAAAAACGAAACGAAAAAATAGATAATATATTACATAGTTTGTTTCTTTTCATATATATATATAATTTATATAATGCTTAAAGAAAATTTTAAAATAAAATGGAAAGAAAATTTTAATGAAACTTTGAAAGTATATCAACATTTATTATATTATTTAGGTAGGGTACTTGCTGTATTTATTTTTGGACCATTTTTAATATATAAAGGAAAAAAATACAATGATATTTACTTAACATTGTTTGGCATATTATTAATGTCATGGGATGGTTCAAAGCTTATTATTCAAGCTTATTATGACGATTATTCATATTAATTATTGTTTATGGTGATATACGTTTTGTTTTATAATAACTTTTTATATAAAAATCAATAAAAAGAGCTATTTGAATTATATTTGCTACTCCACATAGCAACATTATATTCCAATTGAACTCACTTTCTACTTCATAGTATAGTTTAAATGCAGTGAATAAAAATATTAATTGAGATATTTGTAGTATTGTTATATATTTTTTTATGATTTTTATAAAATTTACTTTTAATATTGATAGACTATAATATGTATACATAACCGAATGAACAAATGCATTTAATAATGTTGGTATCCAGAAACAGTCCAATTTATACGTATATGCTAAGTGCCATGATATAACTGCACCAGAATGATGATACAATTGTAAAAATATAGGCTTATTTCCTTTTAGATAAATTAAAAAAGTATCAATATATTCCACATATTTGGACATATAAAAATAAAATAAAATGTCATCAAATTGTGTAAAAGAAAAATAATAACCATTTTCTATTACTATACCTTTATCAATAATAAACAAACCTAATGTTACAAAAATATAAAAACTAAAACAGGATAACATAATATTATGTATTAATGATACATCATTCAATGTTTCCCTGTTTATAATTATATTCTGTGGAAAATTAAAATATAATATTGTTGATACAATTGGTATGATGTGGTTTACCATGACAGGTTGCTAATAATATATATATTAAATTTTTTATATATATTAATAAAATAATTTACGAGTGTATTATCATATATTATTATAATTCACACCAGAATATAAGTCATTAAACATAATATTATTATTTGTTGTATCGCATAGTTTTGGTTGAACCCGTGCTAAGTTCCATACACAATAATATATATAATATCCTGCAATATAATGACAAAATGGGTGATATAATTCATAAATATCTTTATTGTTTTGACTATTACAGTATTCAAGAGATTTATGAAGTCCATATAATATTCCACCTCCTGGTATTATATAAAATATACTAACATTTCTCAAATACATATATATATTTAAACATACGATAGCAAATTTATTATATTCTGTTTCTACACTGCACAATACACATTCATTATAATAGTGATATAAATAAGAAGCTATAATAGCAGTTGTCATAATTATTGACATTAATTTACTATAAAAAATATCGCTATCTGTATGCGGTCTATCTATACGCATCCACCAAATACAAGGTATAATCATAAAAATATGTGAAAACATCATATTAGAGAAATGATTACGTGTTATAAATTTATTAACACCTTTTTTATTAACTTCAACTTCGTCATCATCATTATTATAACCAACTGACATTATTTTACCATCCAAATAGAACATTTCCATTTCATTATCTTGTTTTTCTTGTATATTATAACCTGGCCTATTCCATATAGTTTCCCCGTCATCTCTATAAATAAATGGTCCTTGGTCATGATTCAAATTTTTATTTATTTTGCATATTTCTTTATCATCTTCGTCATCTTCGTCATCTTCGTCATCTTCATCCTCTTCATCATCTTCGTCATCTTCATCATCTTCGTCATCTTCATCCATTTTAACAACTTTTTCTATTTCAGTATTCAAACATTTCTTATTAAACATTACATCATCTATTTTATTATATGCAATTTCTTCTTCGGTATATTCTAGACCATCGTTATTCTCTTCCTCTTCGGGTTTTATATTATCCATCCCCTCAACTGCAACCATTGCAGTATTCCATTCTCCAGTTATTGGATCTTTTTCTTCAATAGAAGGGTATTCTTTTAATTTATTTACTGTTTCTTCATTTATATATATCATTACACTTTTACTTTCTAATTCAAAATCCATAAGGTTAGCTCAATAAATACTATATAGTTGTTTTTTTAAATTCAATTATTTTATTATTTATGTCATAACAAATGCATACACAAATATTACAAGCAATTATTTGAAGTAAACTATGGCATATAGCAATACGATAGTAATTATTTTTTGGAATTTTATATTCAATTGGATATAATAATGACCCGATTCCAATCATATAATAATATTTATTAGAAAGAGAGTAATAATTAATTAAATATAAATGATAACACATACCAAGTAAGACACAATTTATATCTATATACCGTCGTATACTATTTTGGATAGGTTTTCTCCAATAATTAATAGATGTTAAAAAAGTAATACCTGTTACAATAGAACTATCATATACATGATAATATATTGCAAACGAAAATGGGATTAATTGATAAAAACTGGTTATATATATAATATTACTTCCATCCTGATGTAAAACTACTGCATTATTCATATGTTATATTATGATATAACATATAAGTTGTTTTGTTATATTTAATGGTAAACGTCAATAAATACCTATGCACTAATGCGCTTGGTAGGAATTTGAACATCAACCAAATAGATAGAATTTTCAGTCATAATAATATATTCCTTACCCACTTTATATATTTTTGAAATGGGACTTGTGTATTCTTCCTCATTTTTTACAAGGAGTTTCTCTTGAGTTTCTTTTACGCCAATTAAAACAGTTTGCTCAAGTGATTCTGTCCAATAATCCATCATTACTGGTTTATCTTCAACAATAGCAAGTTTCATTGCATGTTGAAGGGTGACTGCTTCAGGTAATCGGTACCCGTCGGGGTTAGCATTATTATTGGATGCATCTGTGAATGTTGACATTTTAAAATGATTATATTAATATAATGATGTAATACTTTAAATACTTATTTAACAAAAGATATTTTTCTATAGTATTTATGTATATTAGAATGAAATTTACGGATTCATCCATATTGGAAATTACCAAATCGTATATATCTATGATAAATGAATTTATAGATGCTTTCTTAAAAATATCATTTGAACCAACAACAATGCCACCGATTGAACAATATGATTGTATGTTATATATAGGAATAAATCTAATTTATCGTGTATATAAATATGGATTACTAAAATTTAATAATATGAAAACAGCCGAATATTATTCTCAAAAAGCACATGTGTTTTTTGTTGAATATACAGAACAGATTTATAATCGTGAACTATCATTTAATATAAACCATAATGATGCGATTTTGTTTATTTATAGAAAAACAATTTTTGACTTTGATAATGTGGATTCAAACCAAGGAAATGATAAAGTAGTAAATATGTTTTCATTAAAAGAAAATAATGAAGTAACAACAAATATGGATATTTGTACATATCAATTAAAAAAATTACATATTTTTTTGAATCAGCTTGTACAATGGAAACATGCAGAATTTACAACATTAAATCGTATTCATATTTGTAAGAATTATATGCAAAAGCTGTTAAAAAATATAGATTTCATAGAAACAATAACATACCATTTAAAATATATTTGCAATGATAGAAGTTTAACATTTTCAAAATATTGTATTATATTAGATGAAACTGCAAATCTAATGGATTCTAAAACATATAATAATGAAATAAATAACAATGATGTAATTCTTATGAAATATTATATCGATTCTTCATATATTCAAGAAAAAATAGATAATAACCAATTAAAAGAACTTGTATCGTGGTTATATGCACCTACAATTGAAAATATAAAATAATATATAATCAATCAAATAATAATTTATTAATAGTAGTTTTTACACAGAATATGTAATGTAAAATAATGCCTAATATAAATAAGAAAAATAATATAATATAATAATTATAGTTTGGTATAATTAAATGAATTATAAAAGCTGCTAAAAAAGTAAATATAACATCAAAAATTGCAATATTAAAAATTCTATATGAATGGATGCCTGTATTCACTTCACCAAAAAAATCGTTATACTTACAATACATTTATAATATTATAATATTATAATTTTATAATTTTCAAGATATATTATTATTATAATATTCACGTGTCATTATTACTTTTTTCTTTCTTAATTTCATATTCTTTTCTTTTGTTTGTGTATTCTCACTGTATACATATATTAAAGGGTATTCTTCGTATAACAAATTTTTTATAAAATCATAAACAAAATATAATATTTTTTCAGAACAATTACCAACAATTAAACAACTACCTGTTCTAAATATCATAAAAGATACTTCGGTATATTTCTTTGCATCACCAAGTTCATTCATTTTCATGGTTCTGTCTTCTTTTACCAACTGTCCTCGTTGTTTTATTGTGTCTAATCCAATTTCATTATTAAAATAGAATTTACATTTTACACCAGGATAACTACACGGGTCATATGCAGTTTCTATACAATATTTGTTACTTCTTAATATAGAATAGAGTTTATCACGATTTATATAGTATCCACAATTGAAATTTGAATTAATCAATACATTACTATCTACATTTGTTTTTATATATTCAATAGGTGTATCTATATATGGTGTCAAATAATCAAGTAGTTGTTGTTTTACCATATCTAAAATAGTCATATTTAAAATTCCAGGTATTTCTAATTTACCAGTATTAAATACTTTAATATGAATTTCACGAAATGTGTTCTCAAACTTAAATCGCAAAATAATTGCAAAACAATTATAAAATGCATTTTTTACTTTACCACGACAATTCATAATATCCTTTTTTGACATTCCTATTGTTATTTTTCGTTCATCTTTATACTTGATTCTTCGTGCGGTTGGATTATTCAATTGTTTTACTATATTTTCTCTATAATATGGAATATTTGATATTCGTTCTTTATAAACATTAAATTCTTCTTCACTATTAGATACTATTTTCATTTGTTTTTTTACTATTCCATTTTTTGGTGTACCGTAATCAATTATTGGTAATTTCCAAAATATATTTGCTATATCTATTGTTTGATTTAAAAATAGAACCTTTGTTGTAGTTGAAATATATAATTCTTCACATTTTGGTGCTTTTAATTCTGGAATAATAGGAGATTCATTTACATCTTTATCATTTACATTGTTAATTACATCACTATCTCCTGTCATTATGAATGAATTCCACTCATCATCTATTGACATATTTACCTTCTTTATATTGTACCTGTACACTTCTTTATATTGTATTATATAAATAATAAATATCAATTTTATATTTATTATTTCAACATAAAGGTATTAATTATATAGATATAATGGTATATTTATCTAATCTTCGTCCAACAACATTAAGTTCTCTTTTGTTTACAACAAATGTGTTACATTTATATAAGAAAAAAGATAAACTTTATTTTTATTCTTTTGCGGGTTTATTAACAGCATCAGTATTAAATCATCAAACTCGAAAAAAAATATTCTATTATATAGACAAAGCGTGTATAGTATGTGTAGTATATTTTGGTGGTAAAAATTTATTAACATATGCACCAGTGAATGCTTTATCACTGTCAGTTCCTTTCAACTTTTGTACAACATTTTGGTTATATTATTATGGTTATTCTCAAAAAAAATACTGTTTTGATAAAGATGAAAATAAGGGAAATAATTATCATATGTTCTTACATTTACTATCATGTGTTTCACATAATATTATTACATATTATTTACCTTGGAAATAATCTAAAAAATTGATATAAAATTTATATAATAACACTTATAAACTATAGTTATGGGACGTTTTTACGACGGAGATATTGAAGGTAAATTTTGGTTTGGAATTCAAAGTAGTAGTGATATTGAAAATTTAGTCACTATTGCACCATGCATGTATTATTCTTGGAAAATATGTAATTGTACGGCTGAAATAGATTGTCAGGAATATTGCAAGGATTGTTATGATAGTAAAGAAGACCATATTATTTCTGTCACGGAGAATGATCAATATGATGATGAAACTTTGTATTATGAAGAACAATGTTGTGGTTATAGCTTAAATAAAGAAACACATTATCTTGAATTACAGGATAATATGAATAAATTAAGAACAGAAATTAGTGAAGAAATTATTAAAGAATTTGATAAGTTAACCCGTAATGATAACATTTTAAATGCATTTACTGGCGTTTTTGATAATACCCATAAATCTATAAATAATATTGAAAATAAAGAGGAAAGACAAAAAGTTGCCGTATTAGTTGCAAGATATACATTAGGCTATCAAATAGAATATTGTTTATTAAAACGAGGAGATTGTAATGTTAATTGTGATTTTTAATTAAAACAAAAACGAAATTAGCTATATATGTTTCATGTAATTGATTATATTCTCACAATCTGTACCATCCATGTGCATAATAACTTCTATATCACGTAAATATTTTGGGGTTATCTTTTCAGGATGATTACGAACAATATAGTCATAGTACTGTTTAATAATCGTTTTTTTGTCTACATTATATGTTATGCTAATATCGTGTATATATTTTTGAATATTATCACTACTTATATCATCTATTATTTCTTTTAATTTTATCCATATACTGGTTGTTATTATATTTGATTCAATACCATTACCATTTTGATGCAACTGAATAAAATTAATCATACTACGGATATCTGAGTTGTGCATTTTTTGTATTTGTTCTATCGTTTCCATTGTAATTTCTAAGTCTTCATTATTTACAATTTCTTGGATAAACTGATGAATTGAATTAGTCGGTAATTGGTTAAACCGTATACATATAAACTCATTTTTTAATGATTCGTCTACTTTGCTTATATAATTACATATTAAACAATATCTTACGTTAAACGTAGATGTTTGTAATAAATATTTCAACGCGTGTTGAGCATTTTTTGTCATATAATCAACTTCGTCTAATATTACAAATTTTATACCATTACTAAAAAAACTATTCGTTTTCACAAATTGAAATATTTGATTTCTTATTATATCTATACCGCGTTCATCTGATGCGTTCAAATGGATTACAGAACCTTTACTCTCTGGATTATATTTTACATTGTACTCATTTATTAAGTTGATTATTGTTGTCGTTTTTCCTGTACCAGGAGGACCATAAAACATCAAATTCGGAAAATAACCACTTGATAATATATTATTAAATATTACACGGTTTGTTTCATCTAATACTATATCATTAAACTTTGTTGGACGATATTTTTCCACCCAAGGAATATTTTCATGTGTATTATTCATATGATTAATACACATACATAATTTTTATATTATTCAAATACTATTTATAATAAAATTGATTTACGTATATTTGTAAATATATTTTTATAACATCTTACTATAATGACTGAATCTGCTGGACGTTTAGAACTTATTTTGGGTCCTATGTTTTCAGGAAAAACTACTCGGTTAGTCGAGCTGTATCATGAATTTCAAAACAAAAGTGTTAAGGTAATTGCTATTAATTTTGCTGATGACACCAGGTATCACGATACTATGTTATCTACACACGATAAACAGCTTATTCCTTGTATCCAATGTCATAATCTTAATGAAATTATTGACAATGAAAATATTAAAAACAGTTCAGTTATTTTAATCAACGAAGGGCAGTTCTTCCAAGACATTTTTGAAGTTGTTATTCATTTTGTTGAACTACAAAAAAAACATGTTATTATATGTGGACTTGATGGAGACTTCAAACGAATTAAATTTGGTAAATTATGTGATTTAATTCCATTAAGTGATTCCATTATTAAATTACATGCCAAGTGTAATTGTGGTAAAGATGCTATATTTTCACATAGAGTTACGAACGAACTTGCACAAGTTGTCATTGGTTCATCTAATTATATTCCATTATGTCGCACCTGTTATTTGAATATTAATAATTTATCAAAATCTATGTGTGAAGGTTGTAATAATCTCGTATTATTGAATAATACAGAACCCTTTGTTGAAGATAAAGTTATTTGTAATGATTGCATTGATACCAATTTAGATGATGAAATATTATATAACTGCTGCAATATATGTGACAAATATTATTTTGCAGCTGATGATACAAACGACTATGAAGAATATTACGACGGAGATGTATGTAATTCTTGTTTATATAAACTGATTGCTGATACTAATAGTGGTAATACGTCTAATGCTATAGAAAATGACGACGAACCATTTATTTTGAATTAACATATAAATATCATAAAATATTTTAACAAATGATATAAACATTTTTTTTTGATAATATCAATATTAGAATGAATTCTGTTATTGATACATCTGTAAATAGTAAACCCAATGATAATGCAATTGCTACCGATGTCAAAAAAAAGAGAGGAAGAAAAAAAAAGGAGGATATTACGCCTGTAGTAGAAGAAACCAAAATCCCTAAAAAACGCGGACGTAAACCAAAAGGAGGGAAACTTATTAATGCACCTATTAATAATAATAACGATGGTATGTCTATTTCAAACATTATTCTACATTTAAAATGTTCACTCGCGGATTTAACCAGTACTCATAATGTAGATAATAATATAATACTTGATCCAGTTGAATATATACCAAATCCTCCACCTGATGTTATGGCATATGATAATAATGAACAAACTTTTTCTCAATTTGGAATAATAGATAATAATAATAATGATATGCAAACTGATGACAATACTAATTTTGATAATACAAAATTATTAGAATTCACTTGTTCTAAATGTAAATCAGCGATTCATGATACAGATATTGTAACAACACCTACGCCACCTGTTGATGATAGTAATATGAAAGATATTAATATGAAATTAAAACAAATCAAATTACAACTATATCAAAACAGTAACCCTGATAAAAAATCAGCATGCTTTTGGTGTACGTATGATTATGATAACCAACCTTGTTATATACCTAAACATGAGTATAATGGAGAACTTTCTGGTTATGGTTCTTTCTGTAGACCAGAATGTGCGGTTGCTTATTTATTAAAAGAAAATATTGATGATTCTATTAAGTTTGAACGTTATCACTTCTTGAATAAGGTTTATAGTCAAATTTATAATTTTAAGAAGAATATAAAACCTGCACCTGACCCACATTATTTACTTGATAAATTTTATGGAAATCTTAATATTCAAGAATATCGTAAATTAATGAAATCGGAACATATGCTTTTAGTTATTGAAAAACCTATGACCAGAATACTGCCTGAACTTCATGATAATACAGATGATATGGAAAATACGGGTATTCATGGTTCTAAAGGCACCTTATCTAAACAATCGGGTGTTTATAAGGTCAAACGAGAAAGTGAAAAACAAAAGGGTCCAACCAAAAATGAAATTATGAAAGAAAAATTTGGATTCTAAAATGTTTATGTGTGTGGAAAATACATAAACATTTTATTATTATATATTATAAATGTCAACTACTGTTTCCTGTTATTTAATGGGTGGTCTTGGAAACCAATTATTCCAAATATTTAATACATTATCATATGGTATTGACAATCATTGTAATGTTGTATTTCCATATACCGAAACATTAACTACTGGAACTGTACGACCTACTTATTGGAATTCCTTTTTACATAGTCTTGGAAAATTTACTACTAACAGTGCAAGAATTAAATATACAAATGCACAATTACAACAGTTTCCCATATATAAAGAAAAAAGTTTTATATATAATTGTATACCTAATTTTGATAACCATGAAGAAGTTATGTTATATGGTTATTTTCAAAGTTATAGATATTTTCAAAATAATGAAATAAATATTTTTTCATTGATTAAACTTGATTCTCAACAAGATGATATTAAACATGAATATCGTAATTTATTTAATACTACAGATACTTGTGTAAGTATGCATTTTAGAATTGGTGATTATAAAAATATTCAACATATGCATCCTATATTACCTTACGATTATTATGAAAAGTCTATTCAAAAAATATTAGAGTGTACAGATAACAAGTGTTTACGAGTATTATATTTCTGTCAAGAAACAGATAATAGTATTGTTGAACCATTTATTGAACGTCTTAAAAATAAATTTCATTCTATTGAATTTATTAAAGTTAATGACAGTATAGTAGATTGGAAACAAATGCTAATAATGAGCTGTTGTAAATACAATATTATTGCTAATAGTACATTTAGTTGGTGGGGAGCCTATTTTAATCAAAATACGGATAAAATTGTATGTTATCCATTTCAATGGTTTGGACCTGCATTAAAACATAGTATTAGCCATTTATTCCCATTATCTTGGTATCAAATATCATATGATAATTCATTTATAAAAAATTGATTTTTCTATATAGATAATATTTGTAATATAATACTGCTGATATCTATAAGATGCCTGACTACGAAGAAACCTATAATGCTGTTATGTCATTACCTTGCGTTCAACGCCTGATTAAGAAAAATAAAAAATTACGTAAAGAAAATAAATCTCTTCGTAACTTAATTCAATCGTTACCTGAGTTTCGTAATCAATCTAATTGTTCTTGCACTTCTAATGCTTGTTATATCGAAGATCCCGTTCCTATTAAAATTGAAAAAACATCTAATGATACTGTTAAATCGGTAAACATACCTCTTGAAAATATTGACAGAGATATTGAGATTGTAGTACCAACTGTTGATTTCAAAGAAAATATTGTTTATGATATTATTGAGGAATCTTCGGAAACTACTGCAGAAGAAGAAGAAGAAGAAGATAAAAATGCATTTGAATGTGATGACTGTAACTGTAAAGGTACAAATTGTTATGAGCAACTTGGATTAACTAAAGAAGAAAGTGTTATTTATATGGATTTAGGTGAACCAGATCGATGCGAAGATTGCTTTGACAAGTGGAAGAATACCAGTGATGCCGCTGATTATTTGAAACAAACTGAAGAATCTGCAGAGGAAGTAGAGGAGGAAGAGGAGGAAGAGGAAGTAGAGGAGGAAGAGGAGGAAGAGGAAGTAGAGGAGGAAGAGGAGGAAGAGGAAGTAGAGGAGGAAGAGGAAGAAGAGGAAGAAGAGGAAGAAGAGGAGGAAGAGGAAGTAGAGGAGGAAGAGGAGGAAGAGGAGGAAGAGGAGGAAGAGGAAGAGCAAGAGGAAGAAGAAGAAGAAGAATCTGCTGAAGAGGAAGAGGAAGCTGAAGAAGAGGAAGAGGAAGAGGAAGAGGAAGAAGAGACTGCAGAGGAGGAGGAAGATGAGACTGCAGAGGAGGAGGAAGAAGAGACTGCAGAGGAGGAGGAAGAAGAGACTGCAGAGGAGGAGGAAGAGGAAGAGGAAGAGCTTGAGGTGTTTGAAATTACTATTAATGGTACAGAATATTATACAACAAATGAAACAAATGGTGTTATTTATGCAGTAGATGCAGATAGTGATGTGGGCGATGAAATTGGTAAATTTGTAAATAAAAAGCCAGTGTTTTATTAAAAAATAAAAATTCAATATATTTGTATAAGTAATAAAAATATATCATTATTTACGACGTCTTCTCGTATTTTTTTTAGAACGAGTCTTTTTCTTTTTTGTACCACCAGAAATTCTTCTTTTCTTGCTTGCTTCATGCTTTTGTAATTTATCAACAATTAATAACAATAAATTATTTATCTCTGTATCTCTATCTATCTTTAATTTTTCTTGACCAGAAGTATCATACATTTCGACTGAATAACGTTTTTTCTTATTTACATTCCTTTCAATTTGTCCATTTATCTCAGTTTTTATTGTAATTAATGAATCTATTACATCATAATTTTGTACATGTATATTTTTACTCCATTGAATAATTATATTAACTAATTTATTACTTAGTGTACCCAAGTTTTGCATAGACTCCAATAAACGACTTTTATCCATAGAAGTAATATTAATATCAATATATTTTTTTTTTAAATTTTCTATTATATCTTTTACTTCATCTGGTTTACCCTTTTCAACTTTTAAAATATATGTACTGAAATTATTTGAAACTTCTATACTGATAGGTATTGCATTACTAGATCGATTTGATTGTTCTAATTGTTTATATCCTACATTTTTGGATGGATTACTTGGACCTTCTTCCATTTTTTGTGTATATTCCGTTCCAGATTCTTCCATATTACTCAATGAAAATATCTGTCGATTTTTATCAACAGCCCATTTGTTTTTGTCAGTTTGTGATGTGTTAATCAAATATTCTAATTTATTACCCAAAGTATCTCCCATATATGGACAATAAATACTGGATTTATTCTCATCGTTAACTTCACCATCAATTAAATCTATCATAAAATAAACTTCTCTTGTTGGTTTATTAGTTTCCCCTATATTTATATAACCAATACCAGTATTAATATAACCGCTTATGTTCTTTTTACTATCATTTTCATTTAAACGAACACTATCAATATTAATATATGTGTCGTATATATCATCTAATAATTCATAAAAATCCTTACTCAAACGATTCGCAATCTTATCTGGTTTATTATCCTTTGATAATAATCCATCTATTAATTCCTGTAATTTTGTATTTGATGAATTACGTAAAGGTGAAATAAATCCAGACATGGTATTTTGAAAGTTAATAATTGGTATTTGTCTGGTATAATCTGGATGTACTAACTTCAAACTTTTTTTGAATATATCTTTTAGACGCGATTTATCTGATTCTTTCATATTATATCCTTTTTCATCAGCCCATTTTTTTAATTTACGATATTCAATAAAAATTTTCTGGTACACTGGATGATTTAATAGATCATTTAACCATACTGTTTTTTTTATAGTATATATTTTTCCACCAATGGTTAAATAAGAAAAATAATGTTTTTGAAATGGATTAAACCAAAATGGACGTGTGGATTTTTGATTATGTATATATTCATATGAAGTTTGTATATCATTAATTACTGGAAATTTTGTTGGAAATAGTATTTCTAACATTGTTTTTATATTTTTACGGGTTATACGTTCTCGTTCTGAGTAATTACGGTCGTCGTAATATTTTGTACCTGTATCGTCATTATCAACTAACCATCCATATGACTCATATGTGTAGTTTGATTTGTCAGTTGCACTATCATTATAGGTGCTGTCTCTGGTTTCATCGGTTGCACTATCATTATAGGTACTGTCTCTGGTTTCATCGGTTGCACTATCATTATAGGTACTGTCTCTGGTTTCATCGGTTGCACTATCATTATAGGTGCTGTCTCTGGTTTCATCATTTGTTATGGAACTTATAACTGATTCATCATCATCAACGTCTTCTTCTGTGACCTCCGGTTTCTTATTATCAACGTCTTCTTCTATGACCTCTTGTTTTGGTTTATAATAAGGTCTTAAAATATCAATAAAATATTTTTGATTAAAGAAGAAATTCACTCTATCATGATAATTCATACGGTTTAATCTGGTTATAGGATATTCAATATCCGATGTAAAAAAAGGAATATTTGCTAAGGTCATTTGTGTAGTTGTTTCATCATCAGCTGATTTTGGAATATGTAACATACTACGATTAAACTCCACCATTTCATCTTTACTATTGGTGATATTAGTATAAATCATTACTTTTAACTTTTCTACTTCAAACTCAACTTGTTCCATGTATTGTTCTAATTATATTATATGCATAATTTAATCTATATAATATAACGATTATTCAACTTCCAAATTAAATCTTAAAACTTTCAAGTTCATTGTCTTTATTCTGTTGCTTTGCTTTCTCAAGTACCTTTTTCGCCTTAGTAATTTCTTCATCTGTTACATTTTCCATATTCTCATTTTCTTCTAATATAGTTAAATGATGGTCTTTGAACTCTTCTGGCAATACACAAAACATACTTTCTTCATCAAATAAAAAATCACTTACAATGATAAAACAACCCATTATAAATAACGCGATGTATATATCACGTGTACCCATCCATGCAATTGTAAAAACAAGTACATATTTGCTAAATGTATACTTCAAATAAGATTCCATTGTTTTACTTAATTTAATATTAACAAAACGCGACACAATATTTAATGTGATAATCATAATACCTGCAAATACTTTACTACTATTCAATGCTTGAACATGTTCATGTATATATTTTAAGTATGAAGAATTTGCAATACTATTTTTTTTTTCAACCATTATACATTGTTATTACATTTAATTTATTTATAATCTTTACATTGCGAACAGGCAGATTCTTTGACATTATCTTGGTCTCTGGAAAATTTTGAAAATAATTCCTTCTCGGTTTTCAAACGATTTTCAATTATTGAAAAGTTACAACTTTCATCACATACATTACATGTATGGTCAGTAAATTCTACGTTTGGGAAAATATGTTTCACCATATCTGGTTTGACTTCGCTACCTTTACTTAATAATTTGTTACCTTTACAATTTTCTTTACGAAATTTACTAACTGTAGTCATACCTTCTTTACGATTAGTCATACCTTCTTTACCAGGTTCTTCATCATCCACTTTATTATTGGTTTCATCTTGTTCTTTCTTTGTATCTGCTGCATATACATCACTTAATGATGACATGTTTTCTTGTAATTGTGATTTCTTTTTATCACCATCTTGAATTTGTTTATCACCCTGAGTAGGGTTAGATAATGCCTCCTTTTTGGAAGCTTCAAAATTTTCAAATAATTTATCCATCACGTCATCAGTATTTAGCATACTTTCAACAAAATCACTTTGATAGTAAACAATAACTAATAAACATAATACTAAACCCATATATTTATCTAAACTGGTGTAAAATAACACAATACAGATTGCGAATATTTTTCCTAAAATGGTATTACTCATGTTTACAAATTCCTTTGAATAGGACAACAAAGTAATAATCACAATGATTGGGATAAATTGAGCAACAGTTGTTTTCATAATAATATATATATTTACTTGTTATTTTATTAATCGTTTTAGGAATTTTAATCTCTATTTTGGGGTTGATTTCTTTGAATTAAAATCTACGTATTTTTTAAGTAATAGAGATATTTTTATAAATGTCCAGTTTAATATCATATGCAAGTACATGGAATAATGAATCCACCGAACAACATAAACGTAGACCATCGTCTATGCGACGTACATATAAGAAACCACCAGTACAGGATAATGTGAATGATGAAAATGAAGAAGAACATAACCCAACATCTTTAGACAATGTTCAAAATATGAATGAAAATAAAAATAAAAAGGTAAATGAATTGTTAAATAAAATGAGTACTGCAAGTGAACCATTAGAAAATAATAAAATGGGACAGTTTACCCCTATATCTCCTCCATCTGTACAAGTAAAAACTGATACTGAAAACCGAGCATCTTCCAGAGAATATGTTCCGCCACCACCTTCCTATTTAACTGCATCAAATGCTATGAAATCTGTTTCTGGTGGATCTACACAATACAAAGCAAATGATAAATCTGCTGAAGTATACAATGACTATAGCAAAAGTTATCAACCACCTTCTCGTATGAAAACCACACAACCATATTATGCTAACATGGGCATAAGCAGTCACAATAATGATAATAAATTATTAGAAAAAATCAATTATATGATACACATGTTAGAAGAACAACAACATGAAAAAACAAATAATATTACCGAGGAATTCTTATTATACACGTTCTTGGGTGTATTTGTTATTTATGTTCTTGACTCGTTTGCTCGTAGTGGCAAATATATACGTTAATTGAGGTAAAGATAAACAACATAATGATATCTTATATATATCATTATATAACAATGATGCATGTTGCATGTGGTATTATGTATATGCCAGATGATACAATATTGATGGGACTTCGTAGTAAAAATGGACCCAATCCCTATTATTGGGAATTTCCAGGAGGACAGCTTGAAGATGGCGAAACATTAGAAGAATGTTTACAACGTGAATGGATGGAAGAATTAAATCTACATATTTCTATTGACTGTTTGCTACATACAACTATACATAAAGATATTTCCTGTCATTTTTTTGTAGGTAAAATTCAAGACATAGAGAACCTAAGAATTAATGTTCATGAATATATCGGGTTTTATCCCAAAAACGAGCTTTATCATTTAAGATTATTTGAAGGGGACGATAAAATTGTTGATTTATTAAACTAATATGAAGCTTCGTATAGGGTTAAATGGAGAACCTGGATATACATAATTATAACTGTAATATGACATGTTTATTGATTGCACAGGGGCGTTTTCTTGCGTGAAATATGCATGAACTGTTTCATTATGACCAATGTTCTCAATATTGAGAACTTTATAATCGGCATTTTGATGTATTATATTTCGTAATACATGTAAAAACCCAATATAAAATAAATGTCCGTCCCTACAATTTTGTATACTCGCTACAAGTGATAATGTTTTCGATTCATACTCATCATTATATTGTTTTACATCTTTTAGAAAGTAAAACCCCAATATATCTTCATCTCGGTATAAACATCCAACATATAATTGTTTTTCTTTTACTTGTAGTGTTATATTTCCAAGGTCGGGGAGAACCATGATATCAAACATTCGGGTTTTTTGCTCAATGTACGTATTATACGTGAAAAAATCCACATACTTGGTCATTGTATTGGGCGTCAATAAACGTATATTATAAGTAGGTTTCATACGAATTATTTTTTTATTATTTAAATTGTATGTATAAGCCTTATATGTAATTAATGGACGAATCCCTGCATAATGTTCTCCTTCCTTTTTTAATAAACTACATTGAATATTTTTATTATATACTCGTTGATTATATTCATGGGTTTGTACCAATGTTCTGCTTAATTTTATAGAATCATGTTCTCGGTGTACACATAAAAAGTCCATAAAATATACGGGAATTTGTGTATACACCTCTTCTGTATTCGTTGGTCGTATATACATCTGTACCATTCTTGATGTTATGCATCCCAAAACCTTATTTAATTTCACAATTTCTACTTTTTTTGTAGGTTCTTGAGATTTTACTGTATATTCTGGAACACAATATGTTGACAAAAATGATACAGCATTTTGACCCGTATGTAAGCCGTATATATCATTTGCTTGTACCATATAATCTACACGTTCTCCAATTACATAGTTTTCTTGCAGTAATTTGGTGACATCTTTTATTGTTGACATATTTTCTTCATCTATATGAATAGTCTTTACATGAATGTCATCTATATACTTCGTTTTATAGGGTCCATTTTGTTGCACAACAAACGGAACTTTGTAGAATGACCGTATATAATCATATGTGTGAAATACTGGTTGGTTATTCCAAAACGGGTATTTTATTTTGATAATTGCCCATATTAATATAAACAATATTGTAAATACAACCAAAATATATTGGATTATCATTTTCTAATATATTTTGTGAAAAATCTTTCGACTGGAATACGATAATATGATTATAATGGACGTTCTAATATATATAAATATTGGTTCTCATCTCCATTACTATTTTTCATACTTACTTTACCTTTTTGTATAAAACCATTTTCACTTGCCAACTTTAAAATGGTATCCATCTTTTCCATATATATGTGAGATTCATTTTGACGTATGTTTTCAGTTTCTGTATCAATAAACGTTTCTTTCACTTCTACTACCAAATCATCATTGTTATCAGGAATTTCATAGGAACATTTATACTTATAATCACTAAATATAGCGTTTGATGTTATCAATCGTTTATTATTTATAATATGTGACTCACTAATTGCATCCTCTGCTGGAATCATTTTGGTAAATTTGTCTGTATCTACTAAATGTAACATTAAATATGTATTTGGTTTCATCCAAAAATAACAATTACGGAAGAATTTCTTTTTATCTTCTAATTGATATATTGTAAAATAAGTACATAATATATGTGTAAATGTTGATTTTTCAAATTGCATAGAGTTCATTACATCTCCATATACAAACTCAGCGTCTGGATAACTGATTTGAGCATATGTTAACATATCTTTGGACTTATCAATACCATATACATCATAACCTGCTTGTGTTAATTCGTTTACTACATATCCTGTTCCACTGCCAACATCTAAAATGTTACTATGTTGTACGGTTGGTTCTGTCATTTCTATAAATTTAATAAGTTCATCTTGAGAACGAGTTTTTGTTTCATGCAATGAATCATAAATATCCACATAGAACTCATCTATGCTTTCTTTTCCGTATTTATATACAAATGATTCTTGCTGTGTAAATCCATCCTGTTTGTTTCTATTGTATAATCTCTTTGAAATAAATACGAACAGTGTTATAATAGCTATAACGAGAACCCATCGTAAAAAGAATAAATTGGGATTATTTGAGGTCAATATTGTATAAAAATCATCTAACATTGATTTATTATATAATTCGGTATATAATAAAACTATAATATAAATATTTATTGATTCCGTAATTGTGTTCGGGTGTGATTAAAAAATCGGTCATTTCCTATCGCTGTATCTACTAAATTAGGATGAGGGGCGGTATTAAATAGGGGCATTGCAAATAAATCGGGATGTGGTTGTACAGATGGCTTTGCAACAACCGATACATTATACAAATCACTTGCAGAAGAGGGTACATATACAGATTGATTTGCACCGTGTTGTAATGCAAATGTTTGATTACGCAATACAGTTTCTACATCCACGTTTCGTGTAAATCCACTTGTTGGGGCGGTATCATTACCTGGATTAAAATTAAGCATTGTATTGTGTTCTGGATATGGTAGCTTAGGTTCTACCATGGAACGAGCATTTTTTACTATTGGAAAAAGAGTTCTTTTTGTTTGTACTGGACGAAGGTCATAATGAGGCTCTAATGGACTATCTGGTACATTACGAGAACTAAGACGATTATTTATTTCATCCACTCTTTCATGTTGTCCATAGGCGACACCTGATGGTATTCCATGTATATTTTGACTTTCTTGTAGATTCATATTTTAACTAAACTATATACAGTAATGGATATTTTATTTTATTACAATTATCTATTATATACTCAATATTTAATAAGGCTTGTATAAATAACCCATAGTTACAAAGATACTATTACTTATATGCCATATTGTTCTATTTACATGATTCCATTGTTGGTTATTTTTAAAATAATTATGTATACCTAATAAAGCAGTACCTAATGGAATAGAACAACTTGGCGTATTTCTAATTGCAACCGCAGCTGTAGAAAAATACATTGAATGTTTTATTAATTCTACATTTGATACCATTTTCATAACAGCATACATTTGCATTAATCCGTTTACGTTTCTTTGAGGTAACCAATAGTTACCACAACACAATATTATTGTCATCCCGTCTAAACACTCAAAAACTCTCAATGTTAAATTCTTTTTTGAAGTGTTTTCTATTTTATTTTCTGTATCTGTTTCTTTATCTGTTATTTTGAGTTGATTATCATAAATATGATACATACTACTACATATTGCTAATTTTGCCATATTATGTTGAACGGTTAATGGTAATTTATACCATACTGGAAATACTGCAAATATACTGGAAGAAATCCCTGCTGAAATCATTATTATATAATTATAAAACAATATAATTATATCATTATAAAAATAATATATTAATTCATTTTAATAATATTATTATGAGTTCTCGTACTGCATACGTTCTTACTACGAATAAATTATCAGAGAGAACTCTATTTTCTCAATCTGTTTTAGAAAAAATCGGGTTTTCTGTTGTACTTGTTCAACATATTCCACATCAAGATAAAGTATTATCTAATAAAATTAGTATGCAACATATATATGAGTTGATTATAAATGGGGAGGATGATTATGCTTATATATTTGAAGATGATATAAATGTATTAGAACCTATTAATCTTGATGAAATTATTCAATATGAAAAAATTTCTAACATGTTCTTTTATTTGGGAGCTTGTGTGTATGGAAACAATAAGAAACAAACTACAAAACATAATGCTGTTATCAATAATCATCCGGTTTATACAATGTCGGGATTTGTTCGCGGATTACATGCAATTGGGTTTTCAAAAACAGGTGCAAGTACTTTTTTAGAATTCTCAAAAGCCAACAAAGAACGTTATATGGATATGATTCTTGAACAATTTTCATTAAAATATCCTGCTAATATTGTACGATATGACTTAGAAAGTTATATTCGTGGACATAGAGGCATTTTATTTCAAGACCGTGCCAAATTTCCAACTACTATATAAGTTTTTGTAAATGATATAAAAATATTGACTATAAATAGTAATATAATAATATATCAAAATGATATAAAATTATACCTTACATATTTATATTGATATATTATAATGTATATTGAACTTCTTAAACGATGTTTATTAGATACAGTTTATGATTCAAGGGTAATGGGCGGTAGTAATAATGTTGGACAAATAGCTACAGTATTTCAAACTAAGAATGGAACATATTGGCCATTAAGAGCACATACAATGATTGGTGAAAAAAGATTAACTAATATAGAAGATTGTTTTAAAGAAATTATAAATAATAAAATACCAGGCGATTTAATTGAAACTGGTGTATGGAGAGGTGGAGCCTGTATATTTATGGCTGGATTAAATAAATTTTATAATGAAAATAGAAAAATTTATGTTGCTGATTCATTTGAAGGATTACCTCCACCTGACCCTAAATATCCAGCAGATAATGGTGACAAACACCATACTGTAGATTGTCTTGCTGTTGGATTAGAAGAAGTTCAATCTAATTTTAACAGATATGGATTATTAGATGAAAATGTTGTTTTTGTAAAAGGATTTTTTGAACATTCTTTGAAAAATACTGATATAACACAGATATCATTACTAAGATTAGATGGAGATATGTACAGTTCAACTATTCAAGTTTTAGACCAATTATATGATAAAGTCTCAATTGGTGGGTTTATTGTAATTGATGATTACGCTCTTCCTGGCTGTAAAAAAGCTATTGATGATTTTAGAGAAAATAGAAATATTACAACTCAATTAATACAAGTTGATTGGACTGGCCATTATTGGATAAAAGAATAAATATAATATGTTATATAATAAATATAATATGTTATATAATAAATATAAAATTAACATATAATAAATATTTATAATGAATAGTGAAAACGAACACAAAATCCTTTTACAAACTCAAACCTTTTTAAAACAAACACATGGATTAGATGTTGATGAAAATATAGTAAGAAAATTATTAAATTTTCATAAATCATTAAACTTAAAATATGGTTCATTTGCAGAAGAGTTGCCTGAGCAAATATTAGCACTAATGTTTTTAAAGGGAGATGAAAAAGTATTAGAATTAGGAGGTAATATAGGTCGTAATTCATTAATTATTAGTTCTATTCTAAATAATAGTGAAAACTTGGTTGTAATTGAAAGTGATAAGGATATTGCAAAACAATTACAAGAAAATAAAACAACGAACAATTTTCATTTTCAAATTATTGATAAAGCTTTATCTAATAGAAATTTAATACAAAAGGGATGGAATTGTATTGAATCAAATGTATTATTAGATGGTTATAAAAATGTTGATACTATTTCATATGATGAATTTAAATTACAATATAATATTGATTTTGATACATTAGTGGTTGATTGTGAAGGAGCATTTTATTATATCTTATTTGATATGGCTGATATATTACAAAATATCAAAACTATTATAATTGAAAATGATTTTTATGACTATAATCATAAATTATATGTAGACCATGTTTTAATAGAAAATAAATTTAAAAAAATATTTTCTTCACCATTACTAACCTATCCAGGTGGGTTTCCTAATACAAGAAATGAATTTTATCAAGTTTGGAAAAAAGAATAATACAAACATATATAAACAATACCCTACATATTATATGTATACCCAAGTAAACTATGGTTGTTATTTGTGATAAACCTTACCCATCTAATTCAAAGTATGAATCTCATTTTGAATTATATCCTTATTCTCTCAGCGATTTTCAAAAATATGCTATTGAATCCATTGTTGAAGGTAATCATGTATTAGTTACTGCCCATACTGGTTCAGGAAAAACACTTCCTGCAGAATTTGCCATTCAACATTTTGTAAATACAGGGAAAAAAGTCATTTATACAAGTCCCATCAAAGCATTATCCAATCAAAAATACTATGAATTTACACTAAAATATCCTGACATCTCTTTTGGTCTTTTCACAGGAGATATCAAAACAAACCCAAATGCCGATGTACTTATTATGACCACCGAAATCCTAATGAATTATTTATTTACTTCTCTCAATAACGATAATCAACCACAAACAGAAGATTCTACATTATTACAATTTCAAATTGATATTCAAAACGAACTTGCATGTGTTGTTTTTGATGAAATTCATTATATTAATGATGCAGACCGTGGACAAGTTTGGGAAAAAACCATTTTAATGTTGCCCATGCATGTTCAAATGGTCATGTTATCTGCTACCATTGATAATCCTGCTGGTTTCGCTGATTGGTGTGAACGCGGAGAAGCTGAAAACGGGGGGAAATCAGTATATTTGGCATCAACCAATCATCGTGTTGTTCCATTAACACATTATGGATTTGTTACTACCACCGAATCTATTTATAAAGCTATACGGGATAAAGTTGTTCAGCAGGAAATTAGGGATACTACTAATAAACTGATTCTTTTACAAGACCAACATGGCAAGTTTCATGAACCTGGATATAAAAAAATTGTCAAACTCAATAAATATTTTAATGATAATCGGGTTTTTATGAAACGGAAACACGTATTAAATCAGTTGGGAACTTTTTTATATGAACGTGAAATGCTACCTGCAATTGCCTTTGTGTTTTCACGGAAAAATGTGGAAGCATGTGCAAATGATATAACTGTACCTTTATTGGAATTTGATAGTAAAGTTTCATATACCGTACGAAAGGAATGTGAACAAATCATTCGTAAATTACCCAATTTTGAAGAATATTTACATCTGCCTGAATATCAAAACCTGGTATCACTATTAGAAAAGGGAGTTGGTATTCACCATTCTGGTATGATTCCTGTATTAAGAGAGATTGTTGAACTCATGATTTCAAAAAAATACATCAAACTGCTATTTGCCACAGAATCCTTTGCAATTGGTTTGGATTGTCCCATTAAAACTGCTATTTTTACAGGGGTTACTAAATTTGATGGACGGGGGGAGCGTCATCTTATGTCACATGAATATACACAAATGGCTGGAAGAGCGGGTCGTCGTGGTATTGATACTATTGGTCATGTTGTTCATTGTAATAATCTATTTTCTCATCCGTCACAGGGTGAATATCAAGCTATTATGGGCGGGATTCCACAAAAGTTAGTATCCAAATATTATATTTCATATTCATTAATTTTGAATTTGTTGAAAAATGGACAGACCAAAGATTTTCATCTATTCTCGCAAAAAAGTATGATTCATCGTGAAATTTGTAATTCTGTACAAGGTCAAATTTATGAAACTACTGAACTTAAAACCGCAATTGATAAAAAAGAAGAATTTGTAAAAACAGCAAGAACATCCTATGAAATTTGCAATGATTATATTGATACATTGCACATATTTAATACTACCTCTAATAAAAAACGTAAACAAGCTGATAAACAATTACAACAACTCAAGGATAATAATCGTTATTTAATGGATGATGTTAAACGCGTTCAGGAATGGAATAATATGCAAACTAAATATAAAAATGATATGAATTCTCTTAAACATACCGAACAATTTATACAAAATCAAACATTAACTGTATGTAATGCATTAGAGACATTCGGGTTCATATCTAAAATAAATGATACTGCAGAATATCAACTAACTGATATGGGAATTATTGCATCCAATATCGCAGAAATACATTCACTTATTGTTCCTTCCTTACTGAGTAATTGGAACTATTTTGCTGATTTTTCACAACAACAAATTATTGGACTATTTTCATGTTTCACTGATGTAAAGGTTTCCAGTGATTGCCGATTAAGTCTACCTACTACCGATGATTCCTTTTTGAAGTATCGTATACAAGAAATAATTCAGGAATTTCAAAAATATGACGATTATGAGAGTGAATATAATATGAATACTGGTATTCAATATGAAGGTGCATTACAATATGATATTATTGATATTTCTATGAAATGGTGTAGTTGTCAATCTATTGAAGAATGTAAATTATTTATTCAAACTGATTTGGCAGATAAATCTATATCTATTGGAGACTTTACCAAAGCAATGCTAAAAATCACCACTATTGTAAAGGAATGGATGAATGTGTTTGAAATTATTGGTAATATTGAAGCTTTACATACATTTACTGGTATTGAAACCCTACTTTTGAAATATATTACCACCTCACAAAGTTTATATGTATAAAAAATTGATTCTTATATATTATTACAACTAATAACAATATATACATGCATTAATGCATAATTACAACATACAATATCACGGTGCATATTATTCATATTATTCAATACGATGTACTATTATACTAATAATGACAATGATTATTCTTATGATTCTGGGGTCACTAGTAGTACCGACAATCAAGAATCCGAAGATAATACCAGTATAATTATTGACTTATATGGCGAAGGACAATTTGATAGTGATAATAGTGATAATGACAATAGTGTTTATGATAGTGATATGGACAGTAATGATGGAACTATTTATGATATTATAAATGTAGAAGATGCACAACATTTCTATAGCGAAAAAATACATAATAAATATTATATTGGATTGTCTCATATTTATATCAATAACAACTGTCAACAATTATTATTATCTGCATCTGTTTCAGCACCAATATTTTTCAAACATTCATATGATAATATAAATGATTACTTATATTATTATGGATTAACACGTATAACAGATCATCAAGTACAAATTCTACAAGTTGATCTTATACAAGATGGTTATCTTGAAATTGTTACAGTTATTAATAAAACACATTGGTTACGACTCGTGCAAAGACATTGGAAAAAAATATATAAACAACGCAAAACTATTATCCAACAACGAATCTTACCAGAAAACCTATTTTACAATGAAGTTAATGGAAATTATCCAATCAATATCTCGTATTTACCCTCATTATATGGTATGTTATCTCAATATAATAACACTAATAAGTTAATTGAATGATTATTTGTCTAATGTCATTAAATATAAAAATTGATTAATATCTATTAATAAATCATCCCGAATACTTAATAATCCAGTATCCTTTTTTTTACAACTATTTTCCATATTTACTAAAAATTCACGAAATTCGTAAATATTATGATTAAATTCCTTTGTTGTGTTATTATCCAGTATACGTAAACTTTTTTCTATCATTTTTACTCGTCTATTTTCTTTACCCAATAATACTTCAACAAATTCATCTATATGCTTATTTAATCTCTCATATAATTCATCTGTTGCTTTATGCTGAGAATAGGAACGAGTTTTCCAATGATATAATTTTACCATATTTAATATTTCTAAGAATTTTTGTACAATATATGCATTTCGTTTATTTTTTGACTCAATCGGTTCTACTTTCGCAGTTTTACGTATTTTCTTATTTATATGTTTACGAGTTTTCATTATTATACACTATAAGAAGAATATAAAATTGATTTAAACATATACACATAATTTATTATAATTATTAATACAATGTCAACTACATTATGTATATCAACTGAACCTATATTATTTACCAGATATTTATATAATAAAACTGAGGTGAAACAATCATTGTTTATATCGTTATTGCAACGAAATCTGGATGAAGCCATGTTTTGGGCATATGAATTATATTTTTCGGGGTTTGATACTGACTTATTTGACTATATTATCAATGTATACAGAGAAGTATATTCATTATTAAATCCAAAATTAGTTTTATTCCTTGAACAAATGGTTATTACATGGTCTAAAGATAAATCTTCACATTGGACTATTGGTTCTATTATTACTACTCTTATTCACAGAGATTATGATATTAATTCATTTGTTACAACCTATTTTAATGTTAATTGTAAATCAAAATTGATAAATACAAAAACAAAACGGAAATTTATTATTACTTTAACGAATGATGATATTGATAAATACAGAACAAATAGATCAGGTAGAGCTGATACTGTATTACAACGTTCTTGTAAATATGCTGTTTATAAAGAATATAATCAATTATTTGGTGCAGTCATACCTAAATTAAGTGATTTACAAAATATTTATTATTATCACTGGTTATATTATTGTTTAGATACTCCTGTATGGAGAAACCGAATTTTTGAATACAATGGTCAAATAAATCATGAAAAAAAAACGATTATATTTGAGGATGAAGATTCTTTACAGGCATTTTACGATAATTGGGGATATTATCCAGATGAACAACCCATGTATGTTGACGATAAAACAATTGGTAGTACATTTCCAAACAAAAATGTTTCAATTATGGACTTTTGTAACAAATTTAATGCAAATCCTATAATAAAAAAAATAAAAAAAAACAATAATATCCATCATAAAAACTTAAATAAAGAAACAGTGAATATTACTAATTCTATTGAATACACATAATATTATACTCCCATATGATATACAAATGAATATTTTTCGAAACAACTCCCTACACCCAAAATTAATTGTCCTTCTTGTGTCTTTTGTCAGTTTTTCTATACTATATATGTTTTTAGATGATAGTCACTTTAGCGGTGTTAATTTTATAAAAGATACCATTAAAAAAGAAGTTATTAAGAAAAAAATAAATAATGAATTACAAGATACGGTTAGTGACCCGATGGAAGCTTTTGGTAATTCGTTTTCTACTCAATATCAAAAACATATTGATAAAGCAAAAACAGATATTGCCATAGAGGACGCTGCCAAAGATGTTTCAAAAGATGTTGTAGATGCTGAAATTAAGGAAGACAAAATTAATATACCCCCATTTCAACGTTTGTTTAACCGTGCCTATTTTTCTATGAATACTTCTTGCTTATTGGGATATGGAGATATATTTCCTGTTTCCAATATTGCTAAGGTAATTTCTATGTTGCAAAGCTTTATTACAGTTGCCATTATCGTCTTTTAACTCCATGTACAAAGAGTTCCTATACCTTGACAATGTGGACATTTACAATGATATCTTGTGCGGACATTTCTATCTGTTTCTTCACAATATGTGTGCAATGATATATTACAACGAGTACAAGTTACTTTATTTATTGTTTCTATATTATCCCAACATATTATACATTCGTCTACTTGATTATGCATTGATACTGAGTTCCCCATTTGTAATATGCATACTATATATGTCTATATATCTTTCAACAAAATATATAAACACATACTATACTATATATTATGTTTCAAATGTTTTCTCTCTTATTTATGACTACAACTATGTTGGCACTTTCTGCTGCCAGAATCAGTGAATATATCCCTTCAGTTAATATTGAAGACCATTTAATTACACATGATAATTTGAATTATTTACAATTACCACAATCTTTCTCTTGGAGCAATGTGGATGGAACTAACTATTTAACCAAAAATCTAAATCAACATATTCCTGTGTACTGTGGAAGTTGTTGGGCACATGGTAGTATTAGTGCACTTGGTGATAGAATAAAAATCGCACGTAAAGCCGAATGGCCTGATATTAATTTAAGCATTCAATTCTTATTAAATTGCCAAATGGGTGGCAGTTGTAATGGTGGCGATCATCTTGCTACCTACAAAGCCATTAAAAAATATGGGTCTATTCCATTTGAAGATTGTATGGTTTACCAAGCGTGTAGTTCTGATTCAAGAGAATCTGCTTGTCAATCTAAAACTGATTTCGTCTGCACACCTAACAATATTTGTAGAACGTGCAATACGTTCACTTCTAATGGGGGTGTGTGTAATCCTATCACACAATATCCTAATGCTACTATTGCTGAATATGGAGCTGTTAGAGGTAGTCTTGATATGATGACTGAAATACAGAAGAATGGACCTATTGCGTGTGGTATTAATGCCGAAGAAATTCTTGATTACAGTGGAGGAGTTCTTGACCTTCCTAATAAATTAAAAATGATTAACCATATCATATCTATCGTTGGGTGGGGGTATGACGAAGACCTCGGCAAACAATATTGGATTATTCGTAATTCGTGGGGCAGCTATTGGGGGGAATTGGGTTTCATGCGTCTTGTTTTAGGCGAAAATCAACTAGGAATTGAAAAATCGTGTGCCTATGCTATCCCTGGCGATTGGACTTTACATAACTTTCCTTGCTATGAAGATGGTAGTAACTGTTTATAATTATTATATGTTTATTATATAACTTATAATGTCAAACATATACAGAACAACAACAGATATATATCCACCTTATCCATCAAAATTATTACGCCCGGATAAACATCCTCCTGCACCTGACCCACCAAACAACCGTATGTTATTACCTACAGGGGTATTATCTCCTTCACCCATTACAGTTCCTGCAGGGGTATCTCCTTCACCCATTACAGTTCCTAAAGTAAAAAAATTTACAACCGATTTGCCTAACATGTCACCATCTCCTATAACAGTTCCTTATTCATCAACCGATAAAACTGTAAAATTTCAACCAAACTTATTTTATAATGAAGTAGAAGATATACATTGGTACAATAATAGTCCAATTACTGAAAGTCAATATAATTGGTTAGTTGATAGACATAATAAAGGTTTGGAAATTCCAGACAAATTCACTTATCCACCTAAAATACTATATCAAGAGGAGCTTGATGGTACATGTTGGTTTAAAGGATATAACATTTCATGTGAAACCTACTATGGTTTAGAAGAAAAGCAAGAACAAATTACAAAGGAACTTGCAAAACGTCATAAAAAACCGGGACTTTATCCTGAACCATTGGAAAAAATTACATTGCTTTACTTGAGAGAAATTGGAAAGGGTGAAAACGCAGAAAGAAAGAACATCCAGATTGAGCGTGATTGGAAATTAGTAAAAAATGGACCTATTACAGTTTATCGTAATTATACGATTAACCCCGGTGAACAAGGCGATATATTTAATGATATGAAAACAATTGAGGCATTTTACCAAACAAAACGAGAAGAAGAAAAAAAAGAAGATAAACTTGATCTTCTTGCACGATACTATAATAAAGATGAATACAAAACTAAGAATAATGTCTATAAAAAAATAACAGATGCTATTAGTAAATTAAAAAACCCAAAAACTGAATATAAAGAGTGGATTCAGGCAAATGAGTATTTAAACTCAATGGAAGATGAAATGAATGAAGAACCTGCAGGTTGGGTTATTGGTGGTAAAAAAGGAAAGAAAACAAAGAAACGAAAAATTAACAAAAAACGAAAGTCACTCAAAAAACGAAAAACAAATAAAAAACAAAAATCACTCAAAAAGTAAAAATACAAATATTCAAATGTGTAAATAATATAAATACAATTTAATTATATTATTCAATAATGGAAACAGATTGGACAAAAATTGACAATAGCGTTGGCCTCTTTTCATTAGAAGGTCAAGAACATAGAGCAAAGGTGGTTGATGTATATGATGGTGATACAATCAAATGTGTATTTCCTATTCATAACAAATTATATCGTTGGAATTGTCGTATTGCTGGTGTTGATACACCTGAAATAAGAACCAGATGCAAACCTGAAAAAGAATTGGGGTATAACGTCCGTGACAAACTACGTGAGAAAATTTTAAATAAAATTGTTTATCTGCAATGTGGAGAATTTGATAAATATGGTAGATTGTTGGTTAATATCCTTTGTGATGATTGCTTAGTCAATGATTGGTTAGTTGAAAATAATTATGCTTTTGCTTATGATGGTGGAACTAAGCAAAGCTGGAAAGATTTCCTTGAACCTGCTTAATTTTTTTATACATATTAGTAATTATATGAATATGTATAACACTCTACCGTGTTACTTCCATTAATTCAAACAAATTTTCGTTTACCAAATTTAATACTGGTTCTATTTCCTGAAAATACATATGTATTTGTTTTGAACGCACAACCATATATTTATTCATTTTTTCATACGTTGTTAGGTCTTGATTTAATGTTATCCTTGTATACATAGAATTATATTCATTCATCATAGTTATTAATCGTGCAACATTATTTCTATGTTCCATATACAACTCATTTATATCCAGTATAATATATGTATAATCTTTTGCATTCCCTACTAATTTTTCATAACATCGTTTATATTTTTCATCAATAATTATAATATCCTCCATTGTAAATTCTGGGGCTTTCACTTCTCCTATATTATTTTCTATATCACGATTATGATTACATTCATATAAATAATATTTTATTTCATCATCGTCGGCATCGTCGTCATCGTCGTCATCTTCATCATATTGATACATTTCATAAGTTATATATAATAGATTTTATATTTCTTTACATAATGAGTAAAATATATCAATAAGTTTATTTTTCTAATTTAATTTACATATACAGAATAAATTAAATGGACGATTCAAATATTCCAAAAGTAAATGATAATAGTGAAATCAATGATATACGTACTCCTGCACAATTCAAAGGTATATCATTTTCAAAATATAAAAAAACCGAAGTTAGAAAACAACTTATTGAGAACCTAAAGAAAGGACGAATTGAACCAGCATGCTACTGGTGTGCTGAATTAATATGTGGTGGTCATTTTATGGAGGTTTGGGAAACGATTATACACTATATTGGAAAGCATATCCATTTAGGTAATCCAAAAATTTTATGTTATATTGAAAAAAGGTATGATATATTTCGTAATATAATGTCTCAAGGACAATATTTAAATGAATTACAATTACGGAATCATCCTACTATACGCATTTTATTTGCTGAAATTATTGGTATATTAGCCAATTCAAATAAACGTAATAGTTTTGAAGCTATTAAAATAGACCGTAATGAAGAATATGATATAACACAAATGTCTGAAAAATTAATAGCCCCTAATATATCTTATATTGAACCTATATTCAAAAAGGATGACCCCAAAGAATTATTCATCGCTGCCAATGAATTTGCATATAATATTTCACCAGATAAATCAAATATGGTTAATGCATGTTATTGGATTGAATGGATTATAGAGTTTCAACAAATTTGTAAAAAACGTAAAAACCCATGTTATAGTGAATCCCGAAATTATCCAGTTGACACAAAATGTAAACAAGACCTAATATGGATATTATGGGAAGCAATGTTTCATTATGCTGAAATGAAAGGTAAATACTGTTTTCAATTGATGGGTTCTATTTTCCGCCTTTTCTGTATTAAATATACTACTGCTTCAAGCAAAAAACGTAGATATTTACTATATTTTGCGGTGTCTCTACTTACAGAAACAATTCCTGAAAACATTGAAGTAATTACGAATAAGTCTACAATTGAAACTATTAAAAACAAAATCAATATTATTTATAAACAAATTAAGAAAAATGAAGAAAGCCCTAATACAGATTATTTATTTGCAAATTTGGAAAGAGAAAATACATTTGAACAATCTATGCGAAAAATGGAAATAGTAAATAGTATGGATTTTTTATCAAAATAATTATTTGTATATTATATATGTCTAATCCCAAACGAGTAGGTGAAGGAAGTTATGGTTGTGTCCATAATCCACCGTTGAAATGTAGAGATAAACTATATAATCCAGACCCAACAAAGGTTTCAAAAATATTAACAAAAAAGAATGCGAATAATGAATTAAAAGAATTTAAGTTAATTCAAAAAGCAGATAAAAAAGAAGATTTTCATTTAGGAAAACCAACATCATGCTTTCCTGATAATAATGCAGAAAACCAGACAGCTATTAATCAATGCAGACGTTTTAATAGCTTTGAAATAGAGAAATATAAATTGTTATTATTAAAAAATGGTGGTGCAGATTTATCTCAAATAGAAGATAAATTTAAGAAATTAACGGTGAATACTGTTAATAGACGTAAATTAGAACATTTTTGGTTGGATATGAGCCGTATCCTGTATGGTTCTAAAGTCTTAATGGATAATGGAGTAGTTCATCATGATTTAAAACAACAAAATATCGTATATAATGAAGACACTGGACGTGTAAATTTTATTGATTTTGGATTAATGATGACTACAA